GCCATCCTCGCCGGCAGGCCTGATCCCTTTGATCGGTACCATGAAACCGAGCCAAGGCGCGCCGATGGAGGAGGACACCAAGACCGTTAGCGGCGTCTTCGCGGCGTCCCTCCCCGCTGCACTCGCTGCCGGCATGGTCGCCATCGGCGCGCTCCTGATCTCCATGCAGGTTCAATCCGCACGCATCGAGGCCACCATCGTGCAGATGGCCAAGGCGGTGGATGAGCTGAAGACCGACGCCCGCGCCGAGATGGCTGAGCTCGATCGGCGCGTGCGTGCCCTTGAACAGCGCGACTAACTTGAGGGCAGCGCCATGGATGCAATGAGCCCTGAAACCGTAGCGATCCTCGCGATCATCGTCGCCGCAGGTAGCGAGATCATCGCGCTCACCCCGCTGAAGTCCAACAGCTGGATCCAGCTGCTGCTCACTGCAGCGCGTATGGTCTTCCCAAAAAAGCGCTGAGCCATGGTCAACGCCGCACCGATCACCCTCGAGCAGCTGTTTCGCTACTACAAGAGCCTGCCGCATCAGGCCGCAGCGATCGCGCAGCTGGAGCAAGATCTCGCCGTGAACGGCTACGCGGCAGCGATGCGCCGCGATCGGGCATGGTTTAACACGTGGAGCCAAGACGGCAAGCAGGCCGATCTGGCCGCAGCGCTGAAGCTGATCAAGGATTTCGAGGGCTGTCACCTCGACGCATACCCCGATCCGCTGAGCGGCGGCGCACCGTGGACGATCGGCTACGGCACAACGCGCTACAGCGACGGGCGCGCCGTCAGCAAAGGCGACAGGATCAACGCGATCGAAGCTGACATGCTCCTGCGGCAGGAGGTGGATCGCATCGCCGCGAAGCTGCGCACCACGATCCCCTTCTGGGTGGAGATGACCGACGCGCAGAAGTGCGCGCTGATTTCCTTCGCCTACAACCTCGGCGCTGGCTTCTACGGCACCAAGGGCTTTGAGACAATTAGCGCCAGGCTGCGCGACAAGAACTGGGCCGGCGTGCCCGATGCGCTGCTGCTCTACCGCAACCCCGGCACCAACGTGGAGGCCGGCCTCAAGCGGCGCCGCATCGCAGAGGGTGACCTGTGGGGCCGTGAGCGGCAGACCACCGGGCCGATTTCTGCGATGTTCACGCCGGAGTCGCCGTTCAGCCACAAGCTGACGCCCCACATCACCTACGGCGAGTTTGCGCTCGGCCAGGAGGCGCGGCGCTTCGATCACCAGCATCAGTGCGACACCGCCATGCGGATCGCGCAGTTCCTCGAGAAGACCCGTGCGCAGTTCGGCGGCAAGCCGGTGATCATCACATCCGGCTACCGGCCGCCAGCCATCAACAAGCTGGTCGGTGGCGCCAGCAGCTCAGAGCACCTGTACGACGCACCGGGTGTGGGTGCGGTGGACTTCGTGATCGACGGAGTGGACATGATGGCCGTGCAGCGTTGGGTCGATCAGAACTGGCCGTACAGCCTCGGGTATGCGGCGCCTCGGTTCTTGCACATCGGCATCCGCCGGGGCGCGCCTCGCGTCCGATGGGACTATTGAACGTGTGCCCAGCGTTTTCTCGCGCGGATGTCGCGGATGGCTTCCCTGCTCATGCCATAACGAGCGGCCAGCTCGCTGTTGCTTTGTTCTGACAGCCGAATGTGGCGCACGTCCTTTTCCGTCAGCTTGCACCACGGGTTTCGTTCGCCGCGGTTAGTCCTTCCTTGTGCGGCGGCGTCAGCCATGTTCCCTTTTCTGGTGTCCCACCGCAGGTTGGACAGTCGATTGTCAGTCCTAGTGCCGTTGGCGTGGCATCCTTCCATGCCGACAGGGGACGGTCCCACAAAAGCCTCGAGCACCAAGCGATGAACGTGGCAAACGCTGCGCTTGGGCATGTCGCTCAGCTGCACTTGCATGTAGCCGGTGTTTGCCACCGACAACTTCATCAGCTTTCCGCTGCGCAGGCTCCTGACCCTGCCCTGATCGGAAACTTCGTAAAGTCCTTCCCAGCCCGGAATGGGCTGCCATACTTCCTGCACTGGCCTGTTGCGTAGGTCGGTCACGCTCCAGGGGCGGCAACCCGCTGGGGCACACCAATCCTACTGCTGCTGCATGGCACCGTTGCCCGATTACGAGATCCATGATCTCTGCAAGCGCCACGCGATGGTGGTGCCGTTCGATCCTGATCTGGTGAACCCGGCCAGCCTCGACGTAATGCTCGGCGATCGGATCATGATCGAGGTAGCGGAATCGCCGCAGCTGCAGATCCACGGCATCACCGGCCACACCGCGGAGGATCCGTACTGGCTGCAGCCGGGTGAATTCTGCCTCGCGGAAACGCGCGAGATCTTCAACCTGCCGGACTGCATCGCAGCGCAGTTCGTGCTGAAGTCCAGCCGCGCACGCGAGGGCCTCGAGCACCTATTGGCCGGCTGGTGCGATCCAGGCTGGCATGGCAGCCGACTGACGCTCGAGCTCAGCAACGCGCGCAAGATGCACCCGGTAGCGATCTGGCCCGGCATGAAGATCGGGCAGATGGTGTTCCACAAGATGGAAGGCATCCCCAACCGCAGCTACGTGGTCACCGGCCGTTACAACAACGACTGGAAAGTGACCGCCAGCAAGGGCTAACCTGAACCCGGAGAGTCAAGCCTGTGGGCAGCCTCGGCCTAGCCAGCCGGGGTTTTTATTTGCGCAGCGGATGCGCCAGCTCAGCCATGCGCAGCCGGTGGATCCTAATGGGCGCTTCGGCGGGATCGTCGAGCGGGATCATCGTGTAGTCGTCGCAACCGTGGCGCTCTGCCCAGTGCTGCGCGCCGGTGTGGGTGGAGAACGGCCCGACATGCCACGGGCCGATGCGGAGGATGTAGGTCATGGGTGGAGATTACGCCGCATACGGCGCACCCTGCGCCCCAATCACAATCCTTCACATTGGCCGATTCTGTTCCGCTCGCTACCGTGCAGCAAGCGGCGGCCAGCCCATGCGGGCGTTCTACCTAGAGATCTCCGCCAAGCTCATTATCCGGTCAGACACGGACCCCGACGACCTGCCAGCAGACATCTACAGCCAGCTGGCTGAGTTCATCCCCAGCGACGACGACATTCTCGACATCGAGGTGCACGCCATCCCCCTGCCGCCGGATCTCCGTGGATCGACACCACATTGATGAGACCCGTCTGGTCACCCGCCGCTCCGCGCGCGATCAGATCCACCTCGCATGGAACTACCGTTGCGCCTACTGCGGCGATCCGCTCGGCCGCTCACCGACGCTCGACCACGTGGTGCCCAAGGTGCACGGCGGCCTCACCGTCCGCGAGAACCTGATCAGCTGCTGCCTGATGTGCAACAGCCAGAAGGGCCACAAGGAGTGGGTCAGCTGGTACCGCGCTCAGCACTTCTGGACGCCACTGGGCGAGTGGGCGATCGCGCGGTGGGTTGCGGGAGAGGGTAACGTTGGCGCCTAGACCTTCTTCTGGAGAGTCTGGGCGTTCCCGTAGCGGCCGGCTGCGGGCACCAGGTGGACACCGCGTGAGGACCCACCACCGGCCACATTGTTAAGAGATGTTGCGGCGGTCGCTGATGCACCGCCCATCGACTATATTGAATGAGTCGGGAGCGATCCCGGCGTCCACCGCACATAGAAAAATGAATACCCTCTCTGCCGGCCTCGAGGCACTGGCTGACACGCTCCGCTCTGCGGAGGCAGTCGTCGCCGCCTTCCAGACCTTGCGGGACACCACCACCGAAGATCGGTGGGAGGAGCTCTGCAGCGATCCGCTGCTAGATGCTCTGCTGAGTGCCTGCACTGATCTGGAGCACCACCTCGAGCGCTGATGGACCGGCCCGCTTCGGCGGGCCTTTTTTTTTTGCCTAGCGGTCGGCGCTATCCGTAAGGACGCGCGCGGTGTTGCAGTCGCGGTGGCTGCAGCTGAAACCGTATCGGAGGCCGCACCTATTAGATGGCCCAAGCGTGACCGGCCTCAGAGACCGGACAGAGGCTTGGGCTCTTTGCCGGTCCCATCCCGGCAGGGCTCAGCAGTAATGGCCGGTGAGCGAAGCCCCTCCGTTAAGCCGGAAGCACACTGAGCCCGATGCCATAGGCAGAGCGGGAACACGATCACGCTACGGCAGGATCCTGCTGCACACCCACAGCGCGATCAGACACGTCGCCCAATACTCAAACACCAGCACCAGCACGTCGCGCAGCATCAGCGTGCCAGCAGGTGGTCGAGATAGAGCTCGGCCTGCCATAGGTCCGAGCTGTAGCGGCAGGTGCCCCCGGCGCAGCTGCGGTAGTAGAGCTCACCGCCACCATCGGGCTCGAGCGTTTCGATCCATCCGCCGTCACGATCCGTGCGGCTGACCACCTTCGGCTGGCTCATAGATCTCGCACTTCGCCGCGTAGCGGCCGCCGCTTTGCTTCGATTCTGGCAACGCCAGCTCGCAGCGCTGCCGGTGGGTGCACCAATGCAGACAGTCCCAACACATGCGCTGGCCGCCAGCAGGGCGCAGCTTCACCAGCGCTGCCTCGTAGATCTTCTGCGCCCGCAGAAACGCCTCCTGCAGGTGCATGGTGCCGGTGTCAGCCTCCAGCTGGTGCTCGGGCTTTGGTCCAAGGATGACCCGTGCGTGCCAGTTGCGATCGGAGCGGCTGCACACCAGCAGCAGGCGGCCGGCGTGCAGTCTGATCATTCTTCCTCGCCGTAGGACGGCTGATGGAAGATCCGCTCGAGCTGCATCGACGGCGGCTCGGTCTCGTTGTTGGTGACGTAGGCCGCCACCGGATCGTTCAGGTTGGCGGCGGTGAACACGGTCGGCCAAAGCCGCTCCTTCACCACCACCAAACTGGTGCGCGGGCTGCGCACTAAAACCCACAGCGCTGCGCGCTCCAGCAGGTTTAAACCGGGCAGGTGCATCATCCCTCCAGTTTGGCGAGCAGTCGGCGGAGATACCAGGCCGCTTTGGCTAGGGAGACCGCCTCACCCTTGTGGCGCTCGCGCCAGGTGTACTTGATCACGTTGCCCTTGCAGTAGCCGCGAAACTCCTCCGGCGTCAGGGCAGCCTCGATCGCATCGATGCACTCAATGCCACCCTGCCGGTAGTGGTCTGGGTTGATCTGGTCAGTCACTGGAGCCATCCCCATGCGATGCCATTGCAGATGCGCCATGCGTGCTTCTTGTCGATCTCATACCGGTCGGCCAGCTGCTGGTAGCTGAGCCCGGCAGCGCGAAGCTGGCGCAGCTCGCGCACCAGCTCCTCGCTCAGGATGACGGCGAAGTTCTCTTCACCGCGCTTGAACGGCCGGCTCATCGCCACTTATCCCCCAGCAGCTGCTGGCGGCAGACCTCGATCGCCTGCTGCGCCTGCTTCTGCGTCATCACCGACTCGGTGGCATCCATCGCGCGCACCACTCGGGCAAGCAGCTCGGGGTATGACGTGTCGCGGAAGTTGGCCGCCAGGTCGCGGCAGAACTCCTCCCACAGCCCGGTGTAGGTGCTGCAGGTGCGGCCGCTGCGTTCGTAGAGCGCGTCCATCATGTCGGCGCGCATCTGGTCAAGCTTGACTGCTTCGCTCATGGCTCGAGGAGTTGGCGGATGTGGAGCAGCTCAGCGCAGAGCTGCTGGCGGTTGCGGAGCCCAACGGTGCCGCACAGCTGGTCGATGCGGATGTCGATCAGCTGGCGGATCCGCTGGCGCTCCTCAGTCTGACCAGCCGTGAACGCACTGGTGTCGCTCAGCAGCTGCTCAATGCGGTGGCGGATGTCAGACATCGGGCAGCGCCTCCAAAGCGCGGCGGATGGCGGGTGCATCAAAGCCAAGACCGTGAGCATTGGCATCTCCTCTCAACAGTTCCAGCTCGGCAAGCGCCTGCTCCTTCAAGCTCGGCGGCTTGGGGCGGCGGTATTCGCGGAGAGCATTGCTAGAGTAAGGTTGGCTATTCTCTACGCATAACCACTCACAACACGCCTCAAGCTCCTGGTCGGCGCCCCAGCGGGCGGCTTGGGTGGCTACTGCTTCAATTACATCTTCACTGGCGTCATCTGCTGACGCATACCACTGCTCCCACAGTTCAGGCGGTGGGGTGATCGGGTGTTCTTGGTTAGTCATCAGTCTTTTGTGTGTATGAGTGTATTATAAGGCATCACAGGGACTTTGTGGGTGCTCCTGTGCCAGTTCTTCAAGTGTCCTCAACAACCAATAATCAAAACTTCCACATCAGTTGAAGGAAGTTCTTTACCATACTGAGTAAGGGCACCCAAAGTATAGTAATCCCATCCAGGTGTTTTCTTCACGGTTGATTTATACACATCAATATCCTGACTTATATCCAAACCATACTCAACATCCCTCCACTGACTTACAACTTCTAAATCTTCAGGAAATGTTTTCAGTATTTCAATTAGTTCTTTGACTTTCATCAGGTTTCTGTGTGTATGAGTGTATTATAAGGCAAAACCACCTCCTTGTGGGAAGTGGTGTGCCAGTTATTCAAGTGTCCAGAAGTGCCTTGAGTT